TAGCCGGTGGAGTATTTGCTGCTCAAAGAGCTATGTCAGGCGACTTCGCCGGTGCAGGACTAGAGTTAGCATCTGGAGCAGCCGGAACTATTCCTGGTGTGGGAACAGCCGCCTCTGTTGGATTAGATGCTGCACTGGCTGCTAGAGATATGGGAGCACTGGGCGGTACACCAGAAACACGTGCCGCAGAAGCCGCACAAAGTGGGCAAGCACCAAAGGCGGCAACACAACCAAAACAAACAGCTAAAGTCCAGGGTAAGCCAGGCGGTGGCATATTCAGTAAAGCAGCTGGATTTATGAAAAGAAATCCACTAATGACTGCGGCTGGTTTAGGTGGAGTCGGCCTTGCCGCTGTTGGTGCAAAGAAGGCTTACGATTACATGAGCGGTGGCGGAGAAGAAGCTAAAGTCCAGTCAGGACAAAATCCTGATAGCGGCATCTTAGAAAAGGGGTCGGAACAAGCTAAAGACCAGATGAAAGTGAATGTTCCTCCTCCAACAATCATCAATCAAGGTGGCGGAGGGGGCGGTGCATCCGAAAGCTCCTCTGTACCAAATACTAAAACTTATGTTAGAGATGATGAGAGTAGTTGGATGAGATTTGCTCTAAAACGAGCAATGGCATAAAAAAGGGGCGCTTAGAGCGCCCCTTTCTCTTTTAGTCGTCCGCAAGACTTGCGAAGTAACTCATATTATCATCACTCTTTTCATCATTCCAAGGCGGAGTTTCTTCGGTTGCCTTAGCAGCCGTCTTCATCTTGGTTTCAACGAAGAGTTCATCTTCTGCATCAAGCGGATTTACCTTCTCTGCGGTGGGCACACGGGTACCACTACCTAGAACAGTATTCAGCTTGGCTTTGAGTTCGTCATAAGACTTGAAGTTCGAAGGATCGAGAAAGGCAGCAAGTGAATGCGTCTGCTTCCAGACTGCTTCCAGCTTATCCTCATTTTCATCAAGTGGCGTATTACCATCAAATTCTGACTTATCGTAGTTACGATAGCCTTCTACCTGACGAATACGGAGCTTGAAGTTAGCGCCTTCCCAAAGATCAAACGGATTAACCGGCTTTTCATCTTCAAAGGTAGGCTGCATTACGTCCTTGATCTTGTCAAAAATCTTCTTACCAAACTTATAGAGAAAGACCTTACCCTCGTTTTCAGGATTAGCGGGATCCTTGATCACAAGAACGTTAGAGATATACGACAAGCGGCGCTTCTGCTTACGAGCGATTTCCTTGTTGGCTTCGACACCCGAATTCCAGAGTTCTGAATTGAGTTCGCCAAGAGGGTCTGGCTTGTTAATAGTGGTCAACGAATTTTCGATATACCACTTACCAGTCGGGCCCTGGAAGCCGTGATCATACACACGAACCCAAGGAAGTTCTTCGCCTGGAGGAGCAGGAAGAAAACGAAGAACAGCCTGACCATTGCCAGCCTTATCTACAGAAGGCTTCCAGAGGCGATCATCGTCGCCGCGCTTTTCGTTTGTGGGATTTGCAATCTTTTCGACTTCTTTCATAAGTGAGTCGAAGTTGCCACGGTTCTTACGGAGTTCCGAGAGAGAATTAAAAGACATATTTGTATTCCTTATTTTGCGCTGTATTGCGTTGTATTGCGTTAATATTTGCGTTGTGTATCATAATCATCGTAGTCGTCAAAATCTTCTTCTTGACTACCAGAGTATTTATACGGGTTTTTGCGGTGCTTGTTGGATTTGTCCACACCTTTACGAACTTCTTTGACACGAGGTTCGTAATCGAAGTCTCTACGCTTAGAATGACTCATTTAATAGACCACTTGGCCTTTCTCCTTGATCCATAGTTGAGAGAATTTGTCTTTGTCAAACTTAACAAAGACACGATACTTTGTTATCAAACGAGATACATCTTTCCATATAAAATCATTTGCTAACACAGTATTATTACTATACACAAAATTGAACAATTTGTCAAGAATAATTAGGGTTTCAAGACTAATTTTTTTACCAAGGTATAGTTTTAATGCTAAGGGATGTTGGCCATCACTAATCAATGGATCAACATTTGCTTTTTCAGCCTCTAACATAAGTGTAGAAATATCTTGGGTGAACAGATATGTCAACTTCTCTTTTCTAGCCTTCCAGTCCCGATATACGTTATCACTTTCGGCATCAAATAAACCATTATGTCCATTGACAAAGTTAGCAACGAAATAATCTACCATCTCAGTAAAGGTAAATCGTTTGGCTAACTTGCGAAACAACAGAACATCCTTACGTTTAAGGAATGTTTCTCTCTTACATCTAACGCCCGATTTCGTTTTTGTGATATCGTAATCATCAGAAGTAAAATGAAGTTTGAGTGACATGTAGACACGATAAACTTCGAAAGAATCCATTAGAAGGGTAGCTTTCCATCCTTGCGCTTCAACATATTTAGTTCTTCTGCTTCCGCACGAATCTTTTCTTTGAGTGAAGTAGTTAACAGAACCGATGCTGATTCCATTTCTATATCATTCTTTACGCAATAATCAACTAGCAAGTCCATACACTGTAGACCTGTTGTCGATGCTTGCTTCTCAATAAATTGAGAAAACTCAGTAGAAGTTCTAAACTTCTTCGTAATCAGAAATTCGTTGCTGACTTCATCTACCACTTGAAAATCCTCGACCATAAAATTGTGTTCCACTCATTTCATTTTTATCAAAAAGATACCAACAAGCATTGTCCTTGCCAGTAAACTTACTATCTTCAATCCACTTTACTCTACCTATGGCCACAACCTTACTACAATATTGTAGATAGGGTATTGCTTGTTTAGTATGCATCCAATCAGCATCAAAGAGAAGCCACGTAGGACGAATACTAGCAAACCTATCAATCAATGGATGTAGTATCCATCTAGACCAAGGGGGATTAGTTATAATATACTCGGTATTTGCGGGAATGTCAACAGTTAATGCATCATATTTTTCAATAAAAGTGTCTTTGGGATCGAGATCAGAAACCAAAGTAGCTACTGCATTACTGTCTGTTAAGGTGTCGATATGCCTACAGAGTCTACCGTCGCCGGCACAAGGCTCAGCGAAGGTAAACTCCGAGGGAAGAAAGGGTAAGAGAGGCTTTACTGCATCCAACGGAGTCGGATAGAAGTCGTTCTTACGATGTTCAAAGTTGCTTCTCTTACCCATTCATTATCCTGCATAAAATATATGATCACCAATTTTAGCTACTCTACGAAGATTCCAACCTGGATTTACATAGTCGGCATGGTAGAATAGAACATTTTTTCCTAATACGCCATGATTAGCCCCTGCGAACAATACCTTCTCAGCCACTCTTTTGGCTTGTGCGTATTGTTGCGCACTGCGCACACTCTTCTTTCCTTCGCACACCCACGAGAACTGACACACACGTTTTGTTCTCTGGTATACAACGGAGCATACAGATTTAGGAAACTTGGGGCTATTTACCCTATTGATAGTAACGGCCGCGACGGCCAATTTGCCTTGTGTAGACTGGTTACCAGCCTCATAATAGATGTTGTCTGCGAGACACTTCAATTCTCTATTATTTGCCAGACGAATATTTTGTGTCTGGATTCTTTGTTGTGTTACTTTACGTTGTTGTTCTTGGGCATCTTCTTTGATACCCTGGATTACTTCTCCGACGCCGAGGGAATATTCCCTTGCTTCTCTTTCGATGGCAGTTTCAGCATATGAATTAATTCCATATAAACTATAACTTAATAGTGTAATAATCGAAAGAAACTTGAAAAACTTCTTATTAAAGGAAGTCATCTTATTTCCATTTTTTTGTTATACTTGAGAGGGTATTAACCAGTGACTCCCCACACTGCTTATCCGAAGATAAAAAAACCTACTAGGCGTGCTTTTTCAAGTAGAGGCATAGTAGGTTATGCAAATATTTATAAGCATGGAACCGCAGTGAGACTCGGTTCAACCGTTTAATCGAACGGTTGATAGTTTTATTCTGTTTCTAGGAAAAACTATCAAAAACCCAATGCTAGCTTATGCAGCTAGAGCAAAGGCAACGTTATCGTTTGCATTTACAGTTTGTGGCGCTTTGCCAGTCAATCAGTCTCGGTATTCCTATTACACGAAAATCGAATTCCAAGGTCACCCCCATCATGAGCACTGCTCTTTTCGGCGACTGAACCCTCTATCGGAACAGTGCTCATGGTGGAGGTGGAGGGAGTCGAACCCTCGTCTTTCCGCTTTTATTGTCAACTGTCATCAACTAATATTCTATTTATACTATACTTAACGTAGGAAGTC